TTATCTCCTATATCAACTTGTTTACATTGATAAGTCATAATAAATTACTCTCATTAAGATATTGAATATGCTTTTCGCATAAATTTCTTTGTTTAGCAGTTAATCTTGAACCGATTAACTCAGCTATTTGTATGCACTCTTGAGACTTTTCTTCAGTTGGTGCAGTAATAGAGAGGACTAAAGCATGAAAATATGCTTGTTCATCATTTTTTATTTTCATAATTAATTAAAATTTAGTTTAAGTTGTTGTTTATCCATTAATTCTTTTTTATCTTTCTCTTTTTGTTTTTTATCTAATAATTCTTTACCTTGTTTATCTAAAGTGTTATATAAATTCTCACTTATAGTTTCAGTTAGATATTCTCTAAGTGAATAGTTTATATCTTCTTCTTCTAAATCAAATAGTTCAAAACAAGTACCTATCATATTACAATCCCATTCTTTAAAATCTTTAGTCCATAAATCTATACTGTTTTTATAAAAAGAAATAAAACCTGATCTACTTGTAAACCTATCTTCAATTTTCTTTTCTAACTCTTTTTTATAGTTTTTAACTATATGTTTTATAAAATCTACCGCATGATTTTCTTCTATCTCTATAAAAATTCTATCTGTTTTAAAGTTATATTCTCTAGGACTTTCTAAACACTTATAAGTTGCCTTTAATGTAAATCCTTTTAATCTTTCATTTAATTCATCAATATAAAAATTTGTATAATCTTTAGCTATTTGATTATAAAATTTATAAGAATTTATATTTAAAAAACTATTACATAATAATTCTTCTTCAGATTTATTTAAATCATACAATTCTGAATAATATTCAGTATCTATCTCAATTTCATGCTCTATATCAGCACTAATGAATGATTCATAAAAACCATCAAAAGGTATTGTTGATTCTAATTTATTCATATTTACCTCTCACGTTGTAAATATGACTTTGTAAACCTATATCAAATACTTTTTTACCAGTAGTCTTTCTAATACCACAATAAGTTAAAGTTAATAAATTTCTTTTAACTAAACTTCTTGCTACATTCAAAACATTATTATTAATTTCATGTTTTGAGTGATGATTTCTTAAACAAAAATAATACATTTCTTTTTGTCTAATACCTAGTTTTTTTGTATTCATAATTAAATTTCCTCTATTCTTACAAGTGAATATTCATATTCTTCTATCTCTTTATATTCCTTTTTAGAGATAGTATATGGACTATGCTGAACTATATAATCCATTCTTTCTTTAACTTCATTATGTAGCCATTCTTCAGCTTCATATTCAGATTCAAATATCTTGATAACTGGCTTTGTATCAAGTGAATCTATTGCGTAGGTAACTTTGTAATTCATAATCACTTCCATAGTTTTGAATGTGCTATATACCAAATAATATTTTTTAACTTTGCTATCTCTTTATCATTCAATCTTAAATCTATTTTTCCTATAGATTTTGGTAGATAATTATGATTCATAGCTAAATAACTAGCAGAATCGTAAATCTCAGAATAGATTTTTTCTTTAAATTCTTTTTTATTCATAATCAATACTCACTTTCTAAAATTTTTCTTAATCCCTTTTCATCATTCAATCTATAACATTCTCTAATTCTAGGATTTTCTAAAAATTCATCAGGGCATATAAGATATTCTCCCATTATTGAAAGATATACCCATTCATGCATAGGTTCTATTTTTGAATTTTGGCCTTTAATAGGCTTTGTTAGTCTATTCATTGTAAGATTTGTATAAACTATAATAATAATATCATAATAATGTTTATATGTATATAATTTATATCATTATTTGTTTATAAGTATTTCTTATATAAACAAATAAAAAAAAGAGTCTTATTTTTAAGACTCTTTAAAACTAGGTGCAATTATTCCAAATCCACCCCAATCACTATAAAAAGGATAGATTTTATTTTTTCTCATGTAAT